CGTTCTAGTAGAAGTTCTTCTCTTTTAGCTTCTAATTTCTCTCTACGTTTATCTGTTACTTCAGGATCTACAAGCTTACTCTCAAGCTTATCAATCTTACGATTTACTTCTTGTTCTTCATCTACACTTAAAGCTACTCGATCAGGAGTAGACAGCTCCATAGTAGCCTGTAACAGGTTACGACGATGGATAGCATTACCTGATCGTAAAGCCTGTACGACCTCTACAGGAGCACGTAAACCCGCACCACCTGCCATACCTAGATAGGTTTCATAAGCAATACCAGCTTTATCTAAAGCAGCTAGATCGATCTCTTTTTGCTGAGCTAAGCGTTCTGCTGTACCAGTTATTCCTTCAGAGACGCCTTCTACAGTAGCTACAGCTCCAAGCTTACCTACACGTTTAATTACGTTATTTGTAATTGGATACTTAGCTGCTATCTTCTGAGTAGCAGGATCTACGACATGCTTAACAAGTTTTTCGATACCGGGAATTTTTCCCATTAACGCTTCTACACCCAATCTCTCTGCAGCAATAGCAATGAAAGCTAATGCTTTATTTCTAGCACGAATCTCATCAGAAGGATCTTCACCATGTTCTTTAATGTATTCCAGAGTCATATTCTGGTATGTACTAGAAACAAGGCTAGCTGCCATAGGGATATTTGCTACTGCAAACATGTACGGAATAGACTCAACCATTGCACCTACAGCAGCAGTAGGAAACTGTTCAGTAGTCTTAATTACCGCTTGGGAAAATGCTGTAGCATCTTCTCCATGGGTTTTAAATACGCTTTGAAAGTACTTAGAGGCTCGCTCATCTAATGTACGATCAACGATCTCATCAACTTTCTGTAATACATTCTCGATCTGAGCAGCAGTATCACGATACTTTAATACTTCGTTATGTAGACTCGCAATAGTTTTAAAAGCATGAGTCTTAACAAATGCGTACTGCTCTGGAGTAAGATTTTCTGGATCTTCCGCATTAATAATGCTGTCATACATCCGTTTATCTTGCTTGGAGATAGCATTTTGCTGCCCTCCTAATAGGTCTTTCGATGTACCATCAGGAAGCAACTTATCTAAACTTACTCCAACTATCTTAGAATTATATGCTTCTATTTGAGCATTTAGCGTACTGTGTTGTCCTATAGTTTGGATAGGTCGTAGAACGTTTTCTCCTACCATTCTGGTAATAGTAGACATTACTCCAGCAAAGCTATTCATAGGAGTACCAGCTTCACCCCAAGGTTGCCAGTTATAATCTTCCGCTGAAAGCTTCTCTTTAAGCTCCTTAGCTCGCTGTTCTCTATTAAATGGAGAGTGATACCCTAGGTTGAGATCAGGGGTATTGAGAGCTTCTGCTAGGTCTACACCTGTACGAGGATTGATTACATCTGCAATCATCCCAGTATCACCTTCTAGCTTAGATTTTTCTCCTGAGTCTCTATACAGCACCTCAGGGAAATACATTTGAGGCTCTACTGAGGTATCAGGAACATATTCACCAAAAGTTTCACTCTCCTCATCAGTATCTAAACGCTTACCTGAGTAGCGTTCTACTGTGAAAGTCTCTGGATCAAATACCCCCTGACCTCTTAGAATATTCTGAAGAGTAGCTTCTTTACCTAATTCACTATGAGCAAGAAGCAATTCATCAGTTATAGCTTCAGGATCTACTCCGTAAGTTTCAGCTAAAGAAGCTCTCTGAGCCGCTATACGGCGAGCATTAGCAGGAGATTTGCTAGCATAGTCTTCTAGAGAACCATAAGGCAGTTCCCCTGTATTAACGCCTCTGAGACGTACTCTAGGAATTTCCTGCCCAGTAGTGCTATCAATAACTGCTCCAGAATCCCCGTCATGCCAAGGTTCAGTAATATGCCCCAATCTCCAAGCATTATCAGCTGCTATTGCAGTATCGGCTTGATCTTGCTTATCTTGGAGTAAAGCTTGTTTACTAATAGCGCTATCTAGTAATGACTCTTTTTTAGACGATACTTTATTGTCTAAAGCAAACGGGTTTAGATAGCCCATGGGTATCCTTATTGATTTTTGTTGTGCTCTTCGATGACTCGCTCAATTGCTGCTTTTAGTAGTTTATACTGCTCGCTCACAGTCTGATCTATATCCACATATGAAGCAGGTTCTACACCTACAACCAACTCATCAGAGTCGCTTGTCATATCCTCATCTACATTAATACCAACGCGCTTAAGTGCTTTATTAAATAGATAGGGATTCTCTACTAATTCTGAAAAATATTTACTAGCATAAGTTCTTAGCGTATGGTAGTCAGCTAAAGCACCGTGACTCATCTTTCCGTCTACTTTCAGTTGAGAAGTTACGGAGCTATCTGTGTGTGTATCTAACTGCCCAGATAGCCATTTAGTTTTAGCTTTTTCCGCTTTATCCACCTTCTCTTGAGCAGTTAAGTCTAGTGCTGCTTTTTCTTTAATTCGAGTTTGTGCTGCAGAGATACCAAGACGAGCATCTACTAATCCAATGACTTTTTGCTCGTGGGAACCAAGATTGTATTCTTTAACGGAATTATTAATCTTAGATAGCAGATCAGCATCTGAAGCAGCTCTGCGAGCAAAGTCTGCATCAGACTCACCGAGAGTCTTATACTTGTTTTGTACAATTCTGGATAGATGAGAAGTAAGTCCCCTCTCCATCTCTGAGAATGCTTCATTAGGAGTCAATCCTCCCTGTGCAGTAGCATTAGGGATAGCTGATTTCCAGAATTGAATATCATCCCCAGCTCCCTTAGCTTGCTGCCAGAAAGATGTCATGTAATTACGCTTATCTGTATCAATAGCTTTCTCTATGGATTCAGTTGGGGTAACATCAAAACTAGCCATAGCTTGATTTACGATTCCCTGAATACGTTGCTCAGGAACCTGCTGCTGTCTCAAATATGCAGTATATTTCTCACCTAATTCGTGAACACCTTTACGGTCAAGAGCTGTTACATCTGTAGGGTCAGTATCGCCTACAAGCTGATTAACCATTTCAGTATCTTTCTGTGTATAGAAGACAGGTTGCATCTCCTTATCTAGGAAAGCGCCTGCTGTATATGGAGCATCTTGGAATTGTTCTCCAGTAGCGCTAGTACCACCACCAAACATACTTTCAAGCATATTTTGCTTAAACGCACGAATAGGAGCATTTGCAGCAAACTCTTTTTGTTCCAGTGCATGTTGCTGAGTTAATAGATCTAATTCCTTTCGTTGTAGACCTTGGGCAGATTGTTTTAATTGCCTGTCTAATGTTGATTCACGTAAATTGAATAAATCGTCAGCTTCTGGAGCAAAAGCATGTTGAGAGTATTTATCGAAGATTGCTTGCTGTGCTGTAGGATCTTCTCCAGCTTGGAGCATATCCATCATCATTTGATTTTTAGCAGTCCCCTGACGATCTTTTGAGTACTGCGTAATAGCGTCAAAGATTCCTTCTTTTGCTTTTGTAGCTTGGGCATTACTACGCGCCATAGCATCAAAGAGTCCTGCTGAACTAGATGGTTGAACATCTTTCCAAGTGAATACAGCCATAATTAGCTCCTAAGATTAACCAACTTTTGTGAATTCAGGCCTAAATACACTATCTGGTAGTTCATATACCGGAATATCAATACCTCTAGTAGCTAGATTATGTTTTCGGTTATCCAAAGCAACTTGTGCATCATAGTATTTCATAGCTGCATTAAGCTTATCCATCTCCATCCGATGCCCTAAATGCTGTTTCGTTGCATCTGTCTGCTCTTGTGCTATTTCATTAGCCCCATGCCCTACCCAGACTTTACCTAAAGCAGCAATAGTATCTAGAGTACCTTTATTCCACCCAAATCCTTCAGGCGTAATATCTTTATAAAAGCTGCCAAGAGTAGATGAAATACCTCCATCTGTACTTACAGCTGTAGGATCACCTGTATACTCCATAGTATTCATATTAGTTTCATTCATAGTATCAGGGACAGAAGGCCTCTTAAGACCGACAGTATAGTATTTGATCTTATCCCATAGATTTAAGTCATCATCACCCATGTTAATCACTCCTATATATATATGTAATCGTAGATAGTGTCATAGTAATTACTTAATTTTACACTATTCTTATTTTCCTGTAAGTACGCTTTAGCACTCATAACATTTAGCTCATCTACTTTTTTGTATCCAAGTAAACTTTTTTTAGCATAGCCTCTAGTCTCTAGATTCTTATAATACCCTATATCCTCCATGATTTCTTGTAAAGCATCTAGGACTTTTTCTAACTCTTCTTTGAACTCATTATATGCAGATACTATTTGCTCAAACTCTTCTTGAATATACTCCATCTTAGTACGATTCATTAGATCACCTACAAATGTACCTATCTTAAGAGTTTGTTTATTAAACCCTAGTACAAATGTTGAAGGATTAAAGCTAATAACAAATAAGGTTACACTAGCAAATAGAGCAGCATCTTCTCCAAACACTCCAGTAGATGCTACCAATAATACAGTAACCACCGCTTGTGCAGTAGCAACAGTCATACCTGCAGCAACTAATGTATCAGTTAAAGCAACAAACATCTCTGCAGCACAAGTAGGACACACAATAAATGTGACTACCACTATTACTATAGTTAGGAAACCCCAATCCCATACTTCTTCTTGTTCCCAATAAGCATAGTAGTTGATCATATATAGGCTAGAGGAATACAGTGAAGTTACTACTTGATTTGGGTAATTCTTAATGATTCTCCAATCTAGAGGAAAATATAGATCTCCATCAGTAGAGGTAAGATCTACATAAACTACCTTGGTCTGTCCTGATTGGGTGTCTTTAACTATATAACTAGCAGTAGGATTAACTAAGGTATAACAATCCATATCCCCGTCAGCATTTACTGCAAAGTATGTAATGATATTGTTAGGAATAAACCTAGAAGGCGCATCAAACTCCCCTGTTATCTGTTTAATCTTTGTAGGTAGAAAGGGGCTTTCCCATGCAATAGCTAACGTAGTCAGCACATGATCCATACCATAGGATACTACTGAACCATACTTGTATGCTCCGTTTGCTATCCCATACTCTTCTGTAGGAGTATTCAGGATACTATTCCGTATAGCTAGTAAATTCACATAGGCAGCAGAAGACTCTAGAGCATCGTTATGTACTGTAAATCGATTAACTCCTGCGTACTTGATAGTGTAATCAAAGTCGGCAAAATCACAAATTAACTCGATACCTAAACTATCTAAAGCTTCGGTATTGATACTAGGATTGAGGGCAGTGGCTGTACTGTTTGTGTAAGCAGCGGTAGCTCTTTTGTGTAGGATGGCATCTAGGTCATCATAGATAGTCGTAGGATAGGCATCATTTAATTCAGCCAGTTTCTTTACAAAGTCACTGCAGTACCTAAGACTGTGTTTATCCCCATCCTGTAAGTTAACCCCATTGTAGATTACCACATTATCTAGTTTGTCTAGGTCGGTCTGCTGAGCGATACTGTCAGATATAGACTGTGGATCTAACCCTATCATTTCTACATATTCTGAATAATCAGAGTGTGTAGTTATATTAGGATAATTTACGTTGTTTACTCTAATAGGGATTACAGGAAAGATCTTAAAAACTGCAGGATCTGTATCTGGAACTTGAGTATATAAACTTAGATCAGAATAACGATTTGTACTGATGTCATACGTCCATACGTAGTGTTTTTGACTAGGATCACTACTTAGATAGTACTTTGCCCATAGAGAATCTCCTATAGGCTCTACAGGGAGATCTAGAGTCGTTGTAATAAGCGTATCGGTGTTCTTATACTCAATGGTATTATTCTCACTGTCTAAGGTGGTAAAGTCGAAAGAGTAGGTAATACCATCTATAACAGCGGTAGCTGTTGCCTCATCATATTCAAATATCGAGGTTATGTAGGCAATAGCCCATTTCTCATAATCTAAAGGAGTAATATCACTTTCTATGATAATTACATCGGATGGGTTATTAGGATTGATTCTGTTCTTTACAAGATCTGTAGGAAAGGCGTTAGAACCTACTACTACCTTTCCAAAACCTCCATAGAATCCGTCTTCTTCAAATTTTCTAGCTAGTTTTTTGTAGGAAGCCTTCTTACCTGAGTTCTCTTCTAAGTAATCTAAGCTAGTGAAGTACTCAATATCATTGAGTACATCGTTTACCATAGCAAAATTATGGAAACTGTCTGGGTCTACATCTGGGATAAGAGGTGTAGTTACAACATTCCAGTACTGATGAGTAACTGTTTTGCAAAATATGTAGCATCCCATTATTAATCCTTAGGAAGTAGGATCAGTAATAGTAAAGCCCGGAGTTATTACACCATCGTTGAGGACAAGGGCTTTCTCGTAATCAACCTTATTTTTATTATGAGTATTCTTAGCATCCCACTCAAATCCATTAGCTTGCCTCTCGTATAGAGAACTCTGTCGTCCTATAATACTAGTAGTTGTAGGAGCAGATTTATCTGTTTTCTCAGTTTGTGCGTATTCAGTAATCTCTTTCTGAGCTAAAACAGCTACTTCTCCTTCTGCTTTCTGGATAGAAACTTCAGCTAAAGATGTACCTGCTGTTCTGATATTAGTTACTTGATTAAGAACTACAGACTGTACTGTATACCCTGCTACATGAGGGTCAAAATTACGTAAAGAGATAACATCATTTTCAGTTAGATTCTGAATAGTAGTAAATGTGTAGGTATTATCAGGATCTTCGGCATACTCGATTTCCCAGATATACTGATTAATCTCTTCACCATTAGTGATTTTCTCACTAATTAGCTTTTGCTCAGAAATGCGCAATTCAGCTTTAGTGGCAAGTGTTTTATCAATGATATCTGCCTCTATTTTTACAGTATTTGCGCTAATATTAAGAGCTTGTTTAAGTTCAGTGTCAGCTTGGTTATCTGCTAGAGTTGTTTGCTCTTCGAATAATAATTTTTGTTGATCCTTAGTAGCAGTATCTGAAACAATATTAAGAGCCTTTTTAAGCTCCGTAGCACCTTGATTAGTGGTTAAGGTTGTCTGAGCTGTTTTAAGGGCTGTATCGTTTGTAGATTGCGTATTACGTACTGTTGTACTAGAAACTACATCGAGAGCTTTCTTCTCTTCTGTAGTAGCTTGTTTATCTATTAACGCAGCCTGTTTATTAGCATTTTGTTCACCTAATGTAAACTGTACAGCATTCTGGATAGCAAACTGCATTGCTCCTAGGTAGACATTAGCGTAATCAGTACCAGTGATGCGACCTAGATCGAATTGATTCTTAAGCTGAGTATTCACAGCTTCCATCAAATCATCAAAAGCACCGTCTCCAGTAACTACTCCGTCAGTTGTAGTTAAATTGGAAGTTACATCACTGATACTGATAGCCATTAAGTATTGCCCCTAGATTTTTGAGCTGCTGCTAAGTCTGCAAGTTCCTTCTCACTAAGCGGAGGAAGAACCTGTACGTTGTACATTTTAGCGATATAAGGCTCCATAGCTGTATCGCCATTAGGCATTTTCACTGATTTAAACTTCTGCATTTGAGCATTCTCAATTTGCTTATAGACAGCATTGGGTACATGCCACCCTTCTTCATTATTGAAAGGTACGAATTTTTTAATAGATCGTCCCTTATTAATCTTCGAACTACAAACTGTAAAAATCCCACCGGGAAGAGCAGCTTTGACAGGGTCATTAGGACTTACAATAATCCTAACCAACCTCATAGCTTCCTGCTCCCGAGAAAGTTTTTTCTTTTTAGGTGCAGTTGTAGTAACTTTCACTTCTTCTTTGACTTCTACGGTATCCGTAGCTTTTGCCATTTTTTTCTCCTCATACGTACCATCCATTACTGCTTGTAGAGTAGTTTTAAGTTTAGCTACTCCAGTTTTATGATGCATAGTAACTCCGTGAGATTTCAACTCTTCACGTAGATCTTCTACTTCCATACTATCAATGTCCATACTAGTTCCTTATGTGTTAAGTAATGCCCCCTCTGGCTTACGCCTTCGGGGGCTAGATTAGCTAACTACTTATACAGCAGTCAGGCAAGTCCAAACGATACCAAGACGTTCAGGACGCAATGCCATGAAGCCATAGTACCACTTGATGCTGTAGAAGCCCTTCTCACCATAAGGGTCGTTCAGGTCAGCAATGTCCTTACCCGGCTTCTTATGGTTGATTACGAACTTCACACTCTTACCATCAGTCTGGAAACCGATAGTAGTGAATGCACCATCACCAACAACAAGCATTGGATAGATGTCAGCACCGTTACTACCGTTACCAGCAGTATCAGCAGCAGAAGCACCACCAGCTTCGTCATACTGCATCTCAGGTACTACAACGATACGGAACTGACGAACAGAACCGATCTCACCGTTGAGGATAGTTCCTGCAGAAGCATACTTCTCTACTGGGACGAAAGCAGGATTGTTATTAGCATCCAGCATATCTTCCACAACAGGAATCAGCTCAGAACCGATGAACATGACTCGACCACCAGCGATAGTCTTCGTATCAATCATACGAGAACCAGCAATAATCTTGGTCTTCTTAGGAGTCTTGTTATCATCCAGAGCAATAGATAGCTGACGCAGATCGTTATAAGTAACAACCTCATCTACTTCAGTCTTAGCAGTACCACCCATGTAGTAAGCAGTACCATTAGAAGTAGCCTCAGTGATCAAGTCAGCCTGAACCTCAGCCTCACTCAACTCATTAGCACCAACTACAGCTTCCTCAGTGATGTGAGACAACAGCTCAGCATCAGAATCAAAGTCCATAGACTCCTGAGTATACTCAGTGAAGAAACCACGCTTATACAGTTCACCTTCGATTTGGAGGCGAGTGAAACCAACACGGTTAACTCGACCACCATTCTCAGTTAGAGCTGGGATCTTAGCCTTGATAGTACCGGTATCTTTAGAAGAGCCGTAGATATTACCGTCAGCAATGGTAGCACCAGAAGCGTTAAGACCTTGGTCATTAACATTTCGGTCATCAAGCAGTGGAACGTAAACGTCCTGCTTAATCTTCTTACCCATATGCTTAGGCATTGCACGAACATCTGCCAAAGGCATGAAGTACTGTTCATCACGAACAGCAATCAGCGCCTTCTTATGATAGTAATCGGTACGAGCCTGTGAGCCGATAGTAGAAGCACTACCACCTGCCGGATCATTATAAATATGTGCCATTTTTAAAACCTCATAGTTTTACGATAAAAAAATGCCTAGGGTGCCGAGAACTTCTTCATAAACTCTTCATCAGAAAGTCCTAAGAAATCATCACTAGATTCTTTCTTGGCCGGTGCCCTAGACTTAGTCGTAGCTGCAGCTTTTCGTTTTTGTTTAAGCTTAGCATCCGACTTAGCCTTTACATCACTCGATACAGTTGAATCAGATTGTGGAGGTTCTTTCCCGTCCTGTATTAGTGCTCCTGTTTGAGCTAAGTATTCAGCGGCTTGTCTGTAGGCAATTACATCAGGTACACCGTTCAATCTACCTAATGCCTTTTCCTTTTGTACAAGCTCATTGACCCTCTCAAAAACACCATTTTGCATGTGAGTATCGATAACCCCAATAATTCCTGGGTTATCAGAAACAATGTTCTTACTTTCAGCATCCCAATCTTTAGACATTACATCAATGGTTTTACTAAAAGTCTCACTATCTTTAATGGCATCTAAGGCTTGGTCAAGTTCATACTCCTTATCAGTTACACCATATTGGTTAGGGTGATACTCCACATCTTTATCAGTATCAATATCTAAAGGATCTACCCCACTTTCTTTAATAAGCTTAGCAACTGCAGCAGGATCTTTCTTAGAGAGATCAATGAGATTATTTAGTTTGTGTTCATCTAGCAAACCATTATTCTCAAGCATCTTTACCATTTTTAAATTAGGCTTCATTGAAGCCATCTTTTTCTGGTAATTAGCACCCATCTGCATTAGACGGATTGCATCCTCTGGACTGTCAACCTGCATTTCAATGCCATTGGCTTTGAAAGGAGACATCACCTTTCTATACGCACTTTCGTAGTCTACTTCTTTAGTTTCCGGGGTATCCCCCTCTGTGTCAGATTCAGTATCACTACTAGTATCAAGAGACTCTGGCTCGTTACTATCAGTTTCAGGTTCGTGCTCCGTCTGGGTATCCCCGTCTGGTTGGCCTACTTCTTCATCTTCAGCTTCTTGCTCAGGTTGCTCCTGTGCTCCACTATCCACTTCCTCTTCGGAAGCTTCAACATCTTCAGTAGATTCTTCATCTACTGTGTCAGTATTCTCTTCTTGTTCATCAACTAATTCTTCCTCAAAAGAAGAAGCAGGTTGATTTAAAAATTCTTCATCAGATAGTTCTAAGGCATTAGCTCCACTCATGAGTTAAGCTCCTCTGCCAAAATCTCTTCTCTAGTATCCTCAGCCTCTTTAAGAGATTCTTCCATCTGATCACCTTTAGTAATCTGCCAATCCATATATGCACTAAACGAGCTGATAGCATACAAGTCACGATCAATATTTGAGTTAATCTGATCTGTAATATTAGGCGCACTTTTTAAAAGTACAAGTCGAAGAGACTCATTTTTAATATACCCCTCTAGGAATACTTTCTGGAAGTCAGCATTATTCTTTAGACGCAATAATGCATCACGTAGCCCTACTTCTTTTTTAGCTAATTCAATGCTCACTTCAACCTCTTGCATTTCGCTCATTACTAAAGTCCTTATGTGGTTGGTTGGTAAAAACTATATTACTACTGTTATATATTTAACGAATCTAAGGCTCTATTGTCAAGTCCTTGTAATCGGTCAAATTCTTTTTGCTCCATAGTTTGTGCATGTGCCAACTTCATTTGCTCTTCTTTATTGGCATCAGCTACTCCAGACTCTTTAGTAACAAAGTCTAGATCATTAAGGTCTGATTTACTATGAAGATCCCTAGTCTTAGCTTGTTTAAGGGCAATATCTGCTTCATTCTCCTTAGCCTTAGCACTCTCATTAGCAACTTGAGCTTCTAATAAGGCAAGTTCCAATTGTGCTTTTTGCTGCATCATTGGATCTGGTTGGGGTTGATATTCCTCAATACGCTTAGCTAATTCAGGCATTTTACGTAGTTTAGCAATGTCAGCTAGAATCATTTTGGACATTGCTGGATCCATACTGTTACCCATAGTCTGTAGCATAAAGCTCAGTTCTTGGGCTTTATCGTTATCAGCTTCTGCAGTAGAGATATTTAACTTAATATCATACTTACCACTTAAGTCTTCACGATTAATCTCCACAAACTGTTCGTTAGTAACCCGAATGATTTCAGAATCATCTAAGAATTCTGAGTTCATGGACATTACTTTACGGCCAATCTTAATAATTCCATCAGCCAATCTACGAAGAATACCTAACTCTCGTTTACTTGTAGCATCTAGAGCAGAACGAATACCTGTAGCTGTATTACCTAAAGCTTGGCCTGAAATACCAGAACTAAATGCTTTAACCCCTGTAAGGCTTTCTGCATCTTCATTCTGCAATCCCAACATAGTAAGAGCACTTTGAGGAATCTCTGGATATGCACCCATATGGAAAGCCTGACGAGGATCTACGCTACTATTAAACTTGTAGTCATCACCATTCTCAAATTTACGAGCATTAATAACATCTAGAGCATCCTTACGAATACCCTGTTGACCATTAGCACTTCTACCTAAGATATCAATCATACCTCTGGTAACAGCACCAATAATCTTTTGGTTATCTTCTAAGAGATACCCATCAGGTTGCCCGTATACTTCCTTACGTACTGGTAGATACTGTTCTAGAATGAATGGAAGCTCTTTATCTGGGAATGGAGTCTCTTCTAAACGAATAAGAGTATTACCTATCCATGTAGCTACAAAAGGCTCTACTTCGCCAGTACCGTGAATATCCCAATACCCCCAATACTCATAAGCAATAAGCTTCTTACGAGGTTCATCTTTAAACTCAAAGCTACTATCACTATCATTTACTTTATGATCTGGGTCAGCTAACACACCATTGTCGTTAACATTAACTAAGTTTAAGTTCTTATACCTAGTATCCTTCTTGAGATCACTCATAGATGTCTCAAAGCTGTAGATAATAAATTCAGCTTTAGAAATATCACCATTACAGGTAGGGTCAATAACTACATTGTTATAGTCACATACTTCAAGAGTAGGTTGATTCTTGATAGTAACCATTTTAGTTACCATCTCTACTCCAGTTTGTACTTGCTGCATTACCTCAGCATTTTGTTGAGGATCGAATACAGCTTTAGTCTCTACAGTAGGAACTTCAACTTCTCGTTCCTCTTCTTCAAATTCCCAACCGACTTTTACGATTACAGTACCTTCATCAACTGCAGTACGGACATACTCATCAATGAACTTAGTCTTATCGATCTTACAGTTAAACTGGTAGTTAAGAACTAAACCATTCTGTTCTGCAGCTTTCTTATCTTCAAAGGTTACTGGGGATGTATTGAAGAGGTCATCAGTAGACAGGAAAGGCTCTGATAAAGCTGCATAACGCCATTCAGCTTGCTTACGAATGACTTTAGGAACAATCTTAGATCGTCCCTTTTTAGTCTTAATCTTTTGAGTACCTTTAAGATTATCTAACCAATTATCTACATCAGTGATGTGGGAATCATGGAAAGGTTTAGCTTCTTGGTAGTCCTGCTTAAGATCCAGTAGCTTAGGTGGGTTATCCCAATCTACTAACTTAGTTGATTCAGGTGCTTCTAAATCTAAATTTGTTTCATTAGTAGTCATAATACTTTGCTTACCATATCTAGTTAATACTTTGTAAGTGCTTTCTTGATTTTAACACAGTAAATTTACGCTTTGCATTATTAGTCATATACAATAGATTATTGTAGCGGATAAGGATATCCTCGCCAGTTACTTGTTTTATTTCATACATCGTCTTTCACATACTCCGTCTTATATAACAGCTCTTCTCCTGAATAAGTATAACTCACTAGTCCTTTAGATAGCTCTAACACCTCATCATCCTCTAAGCAACTCCCATCAGGAGCACTGTATAAGGTATACCTATCCTCTCCTACAAGAACTCCAGTAGCAACTATACAATAGTCTCTACTCTTTCCTAATGGATTTCCCCGAGAGTACCCTTTCCGACCTACTATCTCTCCAAGCGTATTATCTATTCTCACAGAGTACAAGTAATAATCTTCTTCAAAACAATCAGGTTTACAATCCCCAGGATAGTATAAGTAATACACATCTCCTTGCTTCCCTATCTTAGCAGGAGTTGGAACTTCATGATTAATCTCTTCAAATAGTTGAGAGAACTTCTCAAAGTTATCATAACGGTTGTACTCTGTTTTTCTTAAAACTCCATCAGTATATAATTTGAGACCATTACTCATTTCAACTTCCTTGATAAATCAATACTCGTAGGACTTACACTCCTAACATACAATCTTTTAGCAATATCGGGAAGGCTATCTATACACCTTGCTGCTACTATCTCTTGAGTGCTCTCTCTAATACTATTGACAGGGGTGGCGAGTAACTCTTCATCCTTCTCAATAATAATAGTCTTAGAAGGTGTCATCGCTTCCTCTGTATTATCAATAAGACTATTAAGAGGCGCTAACTCTTCTGGCAAAGGAGTATCTGAAAGGATAATGCTCTCCTGGTCAATTTTTACATCGACAACTACTTTGTTATCCATCTCTCTTTTCTCAATCTTACTTCTTATTATTGGAATTTCTTTTGCTGTATTAAATAACATATCATCCTTCTTAATCGAAATCAGTTGAAGTAGCAATCATCGGGTAAACTGCCCTATATCCTGCTATATCGTTCTCCATTGGTAAATCTGTAGTAATGTCGATTGCCCAATGCCCTGAACTACTAAATAAGGTTCCTTCTTCTGTTTCACTAGAGCTTAAAGAGACATCGTCTCTAATAGGTATCCATCCACACCTAATTCCTGTAGGAGTTAAATGCATTCCTGCTCGATAGTAGACTCCATATTTGGCTATGGTCTCATAAACTACATCTCCCTGCCAAAGCCATTCAACCCAACTCCCACAATCACAATGTCTATGACTGAAAGATTGAATTACCCCTGCTTGAGGTGTGGAATCAAAAGAGAACATATCACCGTAAGGATTTTCACGAAGAAACTCGTTATAAGTAGTACTGGAGTTAAAGTCGTAAGTGCGTTTGTTTTTAATTCCAGACTCAGTAGTAACATACCCAGGGTCTACTCCTGGAATCTCTGAACCTCCATCAGTAGGAATGCTCTTTGGATAAATATAAGTACTTCCAGGTTCTAAGGCTAAGGGTTTGAAACGTGTATCTAAAGAGATCTCATTATTTTCACCTGTAAATTTTAAACCATAACCCTGAGAGGACTCGTCCCATATAGGAAGAGAAGTTGTGTGTATCTCCGCGAATATATAGAGGTCAGGGGCTACTGTATTAACGCCCTCACATATAACATCGAACTCCCAGTTCCCCGAGACTAGCACTGATCCTAGGAGCGCATGCATCTTATTAGCATCATTAGGCTTAATGAAAACCTGAAACAATACATCAGAAGGAATACTTGTGGTCATCCTAAAGTTATACCTAGTACTACCTGAATAGTCTGAAAACACAACACCACCGCCTGTTAAATTTACTGATGTTAGTTTAGCCATTAAATGGGGGTACTTAATATCTGAAGATAAGAATAAAGAACCGAACCTAGACCTAACTGTCATTCCACTTGACATACTACTCTCCTGTAATTACTAATCTAGTGTTTGAACTATAATCAGGGTGAGGAGATAGAGTTACAGTTGAAGTACTAACATCCCAGTCTACAGTGTGTAGCTCTTTTCTAGAAAAATCAGGAGACTCTCCTACAAAAGATGTATGAAAATATAAGCGAGAGAAGCCTGTTAGATTTAAGACTTTAGAGTTTGTGTTATTAGCAGTTGCCTCGAACCAATCGATGAAATTAGTAGCTCCTTTCTCAGAATCTACCATAACTCTCTCAGAGTTTCCGCTCCAAAGCATTACACCATGCCCTATAGCAGTACCTTTTTTCACATACTCCACAAAGAAAAGCAACCCATTTACGGAACCATCCACTGCAGTCAAGTAGGCGGAAGACCCTAACCCCCCGCTTAAACTTCCTGATACTATATAGAAGTTATCGGTACTAACATCACTGTAGGGGCAATTTATAGTAATAGTGTCAGAGTATTCACCAAAAGAATTACTAAAGTAACTACCTGACACTACTCTCCAAAGAATATCGTAATCATTTGAAGATGTTCTATCAGCTACAGGAGAGACGTATTCAGCTTCTCCTGAGAAGTTTGAGATAACTATTACGTGTTGTATCGTAGACATTCCATCAGAAACTTCTATCATCGCCTCTATCTTCTCTTCTGAAGTTGCCCTACAAACAAAGACCTCTTGGTCCAAATAAGCCTCACCTAAAACAGGTGTTATGCTTAATATATTCAAAGTAGAATCTGAATAAGATGTAAACAAGTTTGTTATTGATTCTTTAGAGAGACTAATTATAGAGTAGTTAAAAGAAGTATTTGTAAGTGAAAGTGAAGTAACTCCCGTCTCACTTACAGGTTTAAGAGCTGGCGCTTGCCAGTCTCCAAAAAGCTGCTCATTGTTGATGAGAGCTAGCGGCTTTCTCCTACCTCTAATAAAATAACCGTCTACCTTTTCATAATAGAACTGATAAAAAGCTTCGTTATCACACGCAAGTTCATACCAATAATTAGTTGCAGTACTATTCATATAGATACTTCTAGGAAGGATCCCCCTTCTGGCAAAGCTTTCTAAATAAGTTGTATTAATAGTAGGAGTGTAATTATCTACATCAGAATTCCAAGCGCTGTTTACATTACCGTAAAAGTATTGTATTTCCCTAGTGCCATTATTGTATCTAATCCTGCTAGACAGTAACTCATGCGGCACAACGCCTGTTATATTTGTAGGAGGGTAAACGCTGGAACCTATTATAGTAGTAAAAGCCTTAATAACAAAAGTAGCTGTTGCTACTATAGTGTCCCCTATATACCTCATTTCGTAATAAGGAATTTCTTTAGAGTTTACACCTGCTTCTATTCGCTCTAGGTCATATTCTAAATCTATCCTGATTAAGTCTAATTCAACAGTAGTATCAAAGTCTAACCACGCACCTGGCTCGGCGGTAATAGTAGGATTATATGTATATTCATTGTCAAGAGAAACACCTTTTGGTAGCACACCTGCCTTAAGGTTTAGTTTATATAACTCTGTGCAACTACCATCTGAGTTAACATCGCCAAAGGAAAACTCCACCTTATGATTGCTGTTAAAGTCTATATCCATAAGAAGTCCTACTGCTTTATGCTAAAACCAACGTTCGTAGTTGTTACGTAAGGGTTGTAAGCCATTAAATTAGAAGTAGAAACATCATCATGATAAGTTAAATCTTTAGTCAAAAGAGGTGGTGTTGCAGAGCTAAACTCAGACCTATCTACACAAACCACATACCAATTCGTAGCTCCTGTTCCATCTAAATCAAAGTACCAACCACCCCTAACCGCTTCTCCTTCAATAGATTTAACTATATAGTATCTACCCCCGTAGATTGGTCCATTTGGGGGGAGTCGTCTATGTAGCGTGAAGTCTAAGGCTATATAGTGATTCGGAAGATAATAACCTGCACCGGTAAAGTTTCCTGCAGCATCATAGTCTCGATAACCATAAGTTCTTTCACTGGTATTTACTGCTACACAACTATTGCCTGCGCTATTCTGATAAGTAACGAACGGGTCTATAGTATGCTCATAGCTCCCTATGTTGTCTATTACCCCCGATGTCGCATTAGTAACTAACCACTTAGCCACCTCTTGAGAAGTACAAGTAGAAGAGATACCGCTAGCAGTAGGCACTGCCTTGTCCTGTAAGAATAAAGCAATTAAACCAACTACTATCGGTGACGAGTAACTACTCCCACTTATATATCGCCACCAATGGGTACCATTTAACCAACTTGCCGCATCTAATGAAGCATTGGCGCTAGGCACTACAAGACTTTCACCTGGAGCTTGTAACATCAACGCCTTTCCATAAGCAGCCCATTCAGCAATAGTGTCTGTTTTAGTAGATACCCCTATAGTAAATGAAGGGAGTCCAAGTTGATTGTCTCCTTCCGTTCTATTCCAAGCAGTAGTAGTATAGCCTCCATTAAAAGTTCCAAATGGGGCATGATGTCCTACCCCTTTATAGAAGTCTCCATCATCTGTATTACCCGCTGACTTAACAACAGGGATACCGTAACTCTCTTGAATATCCATAAACAAATGTTTAAAGGTGTAGTTGTCTGCAGTAGCAGGATCACCCTCGTGAGGAACTACATTATTAATAGGGTTAAAGGAAGAACCTATTGAGAAGTTTATAACTGCATTTCTTCTTGGGGATTGCCTAAGGTGATGATTTACAATAGCCTCTAGCCCTAATTCTATATGAGGAGTAGAAATACTGCCTATATTATCGCTACAAGGTACTGTTACTATACTAGCACCAGGCGCAACTCCCATACTAGTACCAGCAGCACACATGGCAACAAACAATCCGTGCCGATGGCTACTCTCATTAGCAATGGTTAGCTCACTGTTATCTGGATAGAACTCACCATCAGGGGGTGTATACCAATCAGCATGTGTATCATTAGGCAGCCCATCATTAACATCAGTAACTCTACCTACTATTTCAGGATGGTCTTGTATTAAGGTAGTATCTAAGATATAGATATTAACATCAGCACCATCCCTAGAGCTTGTATAACTTCCTGAAGCTTCTTTGTTTCCTCTACTATGTACAGCATTTAAATGCCATATAAGCGAAGGATCTGCAGGCGTGCTAGGGTATCCTACTGTATTAGTCCAATTAGTACTTACTTCTTCTGAGTCAGATTCTACAGGCTCATCTGAATTAAATGCACAATTAGAGAATTCTACACCATCATCCTGAGAAACAGTATAGTCACCATCATAGTCGTAAGGATTGTCTACATCTATATGTACTAAGTATTTCCATATTTTAAATCTATGAGTAACTGATTCAGTTAATTTGTTTCTCTCAAGAAACGCATCAACGTCTTCATTAATCTTAATACTATAAATCATGAAAGTAAGTTACCAATCCTAACCCTCTCAATACCATTACTGAAAACAGAGATGTGGTCGCTAGAAATGTCTAACCTGTTAGAAGCATTGGAGTTAGATGTTCCAATCAAAGGACTCCAATAAGAGGCGTTAGGGGGTTCTACATCTGTATGAGTACTATTACAAACATAAATATTTCCATTTACAAACACCTGAACTCCAGGTGTATACTCAGTATCTGATGACCAAGCCGCTCCCCCTGGGGGAGAAACTGAAATAATGTGAGTATTTAACGATTCAGAGTCTAGTCTATTTACATTGATACTACCTGTAGTAATATTACCACCGTTAATAGTTGTAGTATCCTCAGAATATAGTGAGGTTGGTAATGCACCTACAGTACCTGCATTAACCGCATTTGTACCTGTTACAACTATATGTGTTGAATCAATAGAAGCAGAGTTTATATGGTCGCCTGTAATCTCATCAGCACCTATATGATCAGCACCAATACTTTCAGCAACAATAGAAGCAGCATTCATAGAACCATCTAAAACTAATGCACCCTGTATACCTACTACAGAAGTATTTGCAGCTACCCATGAACCTCCTGCTGTATTACCACAAGTAGTTTCATTTAAAGCAGTATTTGCTACCCCATTAACATAACAAGTACCTGTTTCACCTCCTGTACGTACAATGAAAGGAATTACATGAGGTTCATTAGTACCTGTAATTGCAAAACTATCAGCAGCTACTAAGAAAGTACTAGACGCTTCTGCCCATACTTTACCAGTACCTGTGCAATCTGTTTGTGCAATACTTGTGTCTATTATTCCATCTACCCAACACACACTGTCACTACTAGATAGACCAAAGCCACTTACATTACCATTATTATCAATCTTAACTGAGTACTCTGCTTCTAACCCATTAATAGATGTAGCTTGCTCACTGATAGTAGTAGTGTGCTCTCCTACTGTTGTGCTAACAGTATCTGTACGTTTAGCTAAAGCACCCATCCCCTCCCACTGAAGAGTCCAAGTTTCATCTTGGTTATCTAAGGATGTAATTGTTCCTGTGCAATCGGCTTCTTTGTAACTATTTAGGTATGTACCTACTTTAGTGTCATCTGTTAATGTAGATGCAGATATCTTACATATACCCTTCTGTTCAATAATCTTGGTATCTACACTAGCTAATGTAGCCACTGAAAGTAATACCCAATCAGTACCGTTGTATCTATAAACCTCATCATCCTTATCTGTAATAACCCATAAATCACTTATCTCAGGTTGTATAGGAGCAACACAATCATCATCTGAAGTAATAGATGAATCTACTTCCCCTAAGACTGTACAAGTAGCTGTTGCGCTATCCCAAATAGCAGAACCTGGGGGAGTAGCAAAGGTATTAGTATTTTCATCATACTCACCACCAGGTTGATAGAATATATAAACAGTTCTATCACTTAGAGCTAAAATATCTGCTGAGTATCTTGATGCTAAATCCCATACACTACCTGTCCAAGTATACATTTCACCTTGGTTATATGTAGTACTACCATCAATAACATTATCAGTAGGTATCCATAAATCATTAGCAAGTAAAGGTTGTGATGTACCAGCAGGAACAGTTTCTCCGCCATAAATAGTACGTTTATTATCTACTAACTCAGATAAAGCAGTTGTTATGTCAGCTTTAATAGCCCATTTATAATCGTAATTATCGCCATTATCGATATTAACTGTTTTTGAGTATTCATAATAACTACCTTTACTATGAGTTACTACAGGAGGGTTCGCAGTATTATAAATATCAGCAGTACACAACCATAAATCACCAATTTTCTTATCTAAAATTAAATCAGAAGATATATTTATACTATCTACATAAGGCAGAGTAGCTTGTGCGTAAGTCTGAATCTTATTATCTATTTGCGCCTGTAAATTCTCATCTAAAGCTTCAATTAGGTCGTGATATATTGTTGCAACAACAAACACAGGATGTGTAGTAATTGTACCATCAGCAGCATATACAGTTTCTACGGTACACCTATATATTTCTTCTGCCCTATAAGCTATTGATGAACCGTATGTACCACAGGGAACTACATCTCCAGAACTATCAGCAGTACATATAGTAGCAATAGGTATCCATAGGTCATTAATCTTAATAGTAAGATTGCCTTGTGCATCTGTATCCTTAGGAACTCCTGGGGTAGTATAAATTGTACGTTTACCATCAGTTAGATCAGCTAATGCTGCTACATTAGAAGACCCTTCAATTTCCACCCACCCTTGTGTTACAGGAGTAGTATCTAGGTTACTATATCTAAAGGTAGTTACAACACCAGCAGCATTAGTTTCAATATATAAATCACCTTCTACCATTCCAGTCTGTGTAGTACGATCACTACCAGAGAAGACGTGCACCATGTTATTAGTAGTACCAGTAATATAACTAACTAGGTTAGTTCCATCGATTACAGCATCATCTAAAGCTGTTTCACCTGTAAGAATATCTGTAATAGCAGCATCAGCGTTATAAGCCTTAATAAAAGATATACCTAAAGCATTTCCGGGAGCAGTCCTCCAACTTAGAGTACCAGTACTACTACCATCATCAGCTTCATACCTATAGATAGCTGTAACAGTTAGTGGTGTAGCTTGTGAGGTATCAATCCATAAATCCCCGAAATTCATACCTGCTACAGGTTCGGTAATCTGGAAGAATCCCCTAATTTGGCCATCCGCTACTTCTTGGGTATCAACAAGAGATTGAACTGCGTCTATTGTTTCTTTATCTGTTACCGCTAACCAAGCAGGGGGTACTTGTGACGTATCCCAAACATAACGTTGACTATCATCTGAGTCTATCCAAGTATCACCACTAACCAAAGCATCACCATTAGATTTAGTAGTAGGAGCAGTAGCTTGGTAAAAGCTAGAGTTTATATTTGTACGTAATGAGCTAAATATAGTTGAGTTATAGATATCCTCTTGTAAATCATCTAGTACTTTCCCCGGATCTTGGGATGTTTGTGCAAATTTACCTGAAGTACTAAACCAATTTCCAGTTACATCATTCTTATTTCTAAATCTAATCCAGTAATAGACTGCAGCATCATTACCTAACGAGTGACTGTATACAGCAGCTTGCGTAGTATCTAAATAAGAAGCTGTCTCTAGATTATCTACAGTATTAACCCATATTTCAGTTACATTATGGCAAGTGTAATTAGTACCCTCCCAGCTTAAAATAATAGTTGTGAATGCCCCTGTAA